CAGTATCTGCAAGAATACAAACGGCTGCGACTCGTTCAGGGCGCGGACAAGATCCTGCAATTCAACGAACGTGTAATTGCTAGGTTCTATTGCCTGTGCGGGCGGCGAAGGGATGTACGAAACACTCATTGCATACCAGTCATTTCGTACTCAATGCCGATACGACGCGCACGCCACGATGCCCCGGCCGTGCTTTCAAGCTTCACGCCTATGAATCGGCCTGACACAAGACCATAGGCAGCAATCGACGATCCGACCGTGTACGGAATCTGGTTAGACCACGACACCGCACCGTCTGCCTTCAGTGCCCCGCCCATCCTTACGTTGACCACAGTTCCGTCTGGAGCGTCAATGTAGGGACGGATTGACTTCACCAGCTTGATGCGTGTCGGGTCGCCTAGATCCAGTCCGGTACGCTCGACATACATCGCAGGCGTAGATCCGGCATAGGTGATTCCGTCATCGACTAGATACAGTTTCGTATCGGCAGAAGACAGGACAAGCTTGCGTTTCACTGCCGATAAAGAGGCTTCTTCCCACGTCCCCGTGTCGTCCGCCCACGTTCCATCAGCATCCGCCCATGTGTCGGCAATGGACGCGACGACAGGACCGATATTCCCTGCCGTCGCATTAGGTAGATCGCGTATGGCCCATGAATTCTGCGCGTAGTTCCAGACGTAAGCCTTTGTGCAAGCGGCCTGTCCTGTCTCTGGGATGCAGACCCATACTTCTGAACGCAGTTCGTTGTGAGCAACGAACGAGCGACGGAAGTTAGTCGTGTCCATCGCGCCGAACAGGTTGCTACGCATCCGCGCATTGATGATGCTCTGCGGAGCCCCGCCTGAATGACTGATCACATCGCCGGAAGTCAGGACAGCGTGTCCACCCGGATACTGGATCGCACAGTTCTGCGAAATAGCTCCTGCATCCCCGGAAATCTTTGTGAAGCGCCAGATATACGTCCCGCCGATGTACTGCATCGAATGGTACGAGTCTGTCGCGTAGATGATCCCAAGATCACCCAACGGAACAATATCAATCAGAGAACCATTCGTATCGCCAATGTCTTGCTCGCCAGCGTCCTTGGTCGCGTCCGCTTCGTCCCATGACGTAGGCAGCGCACCGGGATCTGCCGCATGACTCCACTTCACCATGACCGGGTAATTCGTAGAGGTCTTGGTGATGTTCACTGCGACAAGATAGTTGCGCAGCGGACGGATAGCGGCACAGCGCCATGTACTCGTCCAGTTTGCGAGGTTGGCTGCTGCCGTACCTGTATCGCCAATCCAGCTTTGCGGAACGTCATTGACGTTATTGAATATCAGGAAGCCGGTCAGGGCACCGCCAGTCCACTTCGTATCAGCCGTAGCCGTGTAGTCTCCAGCGGCTCGCGTGATGTTGAAGTGCGTGCCTGCATTGTTGACCGCATAGGCTTTGGCAAGGCCCATGTATGCCCACAGGTTTGATGTTGAAGTGCGGAGTGGGAACAGGCCATACGGCTTGACTGTCGGCGGATCGTAGAGTGCAGAGTGACCTTCAAACGGTTTCAGGTAACCGTTCTCGAATCTGACGTTAGCTCCAGCGGTCCACAACTTGTCCGACGCATCCATTCCGTCCAGATCAGATGCGAGTCCACCGTCGCCAGCGTCAAGGGTGTAGATCATTCGTTAACCAGCGTCTTGAGTGCTGCCAGCAGTCCAACCACTTGTGGCTGCGCATTGGCGATGCTTGCATTGACTTCGTTTAACTGGTCCTGCAACACCTGCTTGCGGTCCTTGAGAGCTTGCAGTTGTTCCTGCGCCTCCTCAAATGCACGGCTTGCTTTAACGATTTGGTTATTGGTTGCCATGGTCAAGCTTTCCTTGCCTGCATGTGCAATGTATTGCCGGAGTTTGCTGCCAGACTGAACAAATCCCCGTCCCACTTCCATTCAGCTACAGTGGAGTTTGAAAAACTTGAGGCACTCGCTGACGTAAGCGACACGCCACTATCGACGCAATACAGGTCCTTGAAATAGCTGTTCTGTGTAATGCCGCCGATATCTCCCTCTAACACCAAAACTGTTTTGTTTGTGTCTAGCACGTTGTAGGATATTGATGTAGTGAAAACAGCGGGCGTACCTTGAAAGAGGGTTGACGAAAGAGAGCCAAGCGGACCAGGGGCCCAATAGCCATATCCACCAGACCCATCATTTCCAACTGTCATCGCGCCACTAAAGATAAATGCAGCGCGCCACGCCGATCCATCATGTACCCACACACTTTTGGCGGTGCGCCAAGAACCGTTGTTGATACTGACAACCTTGGCGGTACGAATCGCGCCGTTATGGACTGCGAAGGCCATCAGTATTGAATCCAGATGTCGCCAGCAGCACCGCCGGATGGCGCGCTTGTGCTGACGGTGACCTTGCCAAGTCCGTTTCCGCCGCCAGCGTTTCCCTCAATCGTTCCGGTAAACGTCGCTTTTAGCGTGGTTGAATTTATATTCAACGCAGTTGTCGCCTGCCCACTGCTGTAAATGGTGAAGTTAGGGCTAGAAGTGGTGTCTGCGTGCTGAATCTTCCAATAAGCAGCACCATCGCTATAGCGGGCCAACACGAATCCGCCAGCAACAGAAGTCGCTCCGGACGTAATTGCGCCGCTCATTGTCGGGGCTGCAATAAGCGCATTCAGTTGCGTATGAGTCGGAGTGACAGCACCAGCAACAGCAGGAAAACTGTTAAGCAGTGCAGTTTTCAGGCCGCGAATATGGTCATCGCCCTCGGTCTTGTTATCCCCGGTTACCGGGTTAGACGCGTTAAGTGATGTGATGTAGGTAAATGATTCGAGTCCCATCAGCCAGTTCTCCAGTTAAAGGCGCCCACTGCCCGCAATGCAGGATCAACGAACAGCGTGCGCGGCTTGGTACGAGAATCTGCCTTCAGCACCCACTCCGTAGCCGCATCACGGCGGGCAATGGACATTTGCAAGAGTTCAGCGTCACGCACGAACATGCCTGACTCGGCAATGGAGCCAAACAGGTAGGCGTCAGGAGCGTTCGTCAGCAGCCAGTTTGTCGTGTCTGACGCGATGTCCCACTTCTCGTAGTAACGCAGGTTCAGCGTGTAGGTTGCGTCCGCTTCCGTTTCAAAGACGATTGCTGAACCAGTAATTGCATACAGAGCCGGTCGGGCCGACTGCGAATCAGTCGTTTGCAAGCGGTCAATCGCATCAAATGGCGCTCGCGTAAGCACTTCCGCAGAATCGTCATAGTTAAGCTCTATGTCTTCGAGGAAGTCAGTAGGCAGCGTTACGCTGGACGTACCCTGGACAAGCGACAGTTGCGCAGTCGTCATGTTCTGACGAATGCGGATACGCCGGTTGGCGTCAGCTTCGTACAGGGTAATGAAGTCGGGGATCTGCGTCGTCAGATCGGTTCTCACGATCCATGACGCTATGGCAGCCTTGAGGTCGGTGTAATTCGCAATGGCCATGCAGCCTCCATAGGGGCATGCTGGCCTCGCGCGGCTGGCCTGCGGGTTCTTCTAGTAAGAGTCTAACTCAGTAACTGCAACGTGAACAGGGCATCACTTTCTTCCTGTTCCACAAGCCTTCACGCCTCTCACGATAGACGGGATCGTTGTATACCTCCAGCAGAGACCGCTCATTGACGTTCCCTATGCTGTATTCCCCGGTTCCGTCCATGCAACATAGTGATACTACGCCATTAGCCATAATGCTTAGTTCAAACCAGCGGATGCACGGTGCATTGGGTATGCGTCCGTCATCAGGCTCTGTAAAGCTGATCCATGCGTCTTTCTTGATCATGTGCTGACCGAACAGGGGCCAGCGTTCATGGCAGTAATGCTGGAACTCGATGTTGTTCCCAACCCGAGACAGCATCACGTCATGTGTGAACCGTCCCTCATCAACTTCCTTGTGCAGCGCGTCAAGGTTCTTGGCGGTGCGTTCGAACGGGATAGCCATCAGCTTTTGATATTCGTCAGGCCGGTGCTCGTTCAGGCTGATCCATAGGTGCGTCAGACGCTTCAGTTCAGCGACCCATTTGATGTTCGTCAAGGTCAAGGCAGAGCCGTTGGTAAAAAGCCGCAATGTTCCCAGTGAAACATCTGCCTCGAACTTCTGGCAGATGTCCTTAAGTCGCTTATCGAGGAACGGTTCATTGACCTTGAACGGGGAGAAGTGGAACTCTGTCTCCCACGTCGCCATTTCTCCGATCAGCCTTGCGATCAGTTGATCTGGCATCTTCTGCCCAATCCGCTCCAGCGTCGGATACGGACAGAAAGTACATGCCGCATTGCAGTACGCGAATGTCTCTAGGCTGACTTCCTTCGGCTGATCCAGGTAGCGGTGCCAGATCGGCACGAACTCAAGGGTGTTCATTCCTTGTCCGGCATCGGGCCATGTTTGACCTCGCCCTTGATCGCTTTCAGGATGAAGCCGAACTGGTGCTCTGATTCGTGGACACCCTGCATCTCGAAGTCGGCCTTGTACCAAGGTCGATAGTCGGTGATCGAGGTTTCCCCGACCTGAACGTACTCCCGCTGATCAAGGAAGATGAGAGACTTCATGGTGATAACCCGCGTATGGCCTGGATCGCTCCATGCCCACGGCGAGTCCCACATCGGGACCGATCCGACAAAGTGTCCACCCGGCTTCAGGATGCGGTGAAAGTCAGCAAACTGGTCTAGGAAGAAGCGCCAGTCTCCCTGTGTCCCGCAGTGCTCAAGGCACTCGTAGGCATGAACCTCATCGAACGTGTTTTCGTCGAACGGTAGCGGAATCTTGTTCAGGTCCCACTCAACATCTGGCTCGACATCAGGATCGATGTCCAATGTGGTCAGGTTGGCCCACTCTTTTGTGGTGCCTGACCAGTGGACTTTCTTGTCTCG